CGGAGTTTATTAATGTTAATTTAATTTTATTTATTTTATGGAAAGTTCAAAAATTATGATGTTCCCTGAGATGGGGAGTAATAGTATTGATCCAAATCTGCTGATGGCTTTAAACAACAATGGCGGTTTTGGTGGTAATAACTGGATATGGATTTTGTTCCTTTGGCTGATTTGGGGCTGGGGAGGCAATGGTAACTGGGGCGGAAATGGTTCAAATGGTTTCCTGTCTAACCAGATTGCTAATGACTCTGGTCGTGAGTTGCTGATGAACGCTATCCAGGGTAATGGTAATGCAATTCGTGATCTTGCTGGTTTGCTCAACACTGAGATAAACACAGTACAGAACGGTATCTTTACCTTGAACAACGCTATTACTTCTGTAGGTACTCAGGTAGGCATGAGTGGACTGCAGATTCAGAATGCAATACAGAGCGGTAATGCTTCTATTGCTTCTCAGATCTGTCAGTGCTGCTGCGAGAACCGTTTGGCTATCGCTAACTAGACTAACACTTTACAGTCGCAGATGGCAGCTAACCAAGCTGCAGATCAGTTAGCTGTATGTCAGTAGACCAATGCATTGTCTACACAGGCTGAACGTAACACTCGCTCTATAACTGATGCTATCAATGCTCAGAGTGTAATGATCAACGACAAGTTCTGTGATCTTGAAAAACGTGAGCTGCAAGATAAGATTACTTCTCTGACTGCTGATAACGCACTGCTTCGTTCTAATATCAACAACGACAGACAGACTGCATTTATCAACGGTAAGTTTAACGACATTGAGAATCAGCTTATCGCTATCAAATCAGCTCAACCCAATACTGTTCCTGTACAGTGGCCTAACTTGACCGCAGTAAATACCACCCCTTATATTGGCGCAGGTTATTACGGTTTCGGTAACGGCTTTTGGGGTAACAATGTTTCATTTTAATAAGGAAGTAATATGAGGTGCTTTAATGTAACTACCAACGTAGGTGGAGTTCCTTATTTGAGCACATCAAATGTAACTGTGACAGATACTGCTGTTAACCTTGCATTAGGTTTCCGCCGTATTCAGCCTGTAGGCTATTTTACAGTTCGCATTGAAACCGCTATTCCTGAAGGTACTACTGGTACACTGCCAGTATACCTTAACTTGAATGGTATTTCACGTGCGCTTACTTTCTTTGATGGAACTCCTGTTACCGCTGCCGATTTAACCGGTACCGGTGTATTTACGGTATTTAATGACCGTTTTAACGGCATCCTGCAGATTACATCTGCCTTGGCTGCTTAATATTAACCTTTAACTATATAAGATTATGATGGTAATTGAAATGCGTGAAGCTGCACAAGATAAAGCATTTGAACTGATCGACGAGGCGAAAGATCTCGACCGTCAGAAGAAGATGATTATGTGTGAGTTAGAAGACACGCTGTATGATTGTTTTGAAGGTTCCGAGGAAGATGAAAAAGAGGAGCCAAAAACTGACGAGGGAACAGACCTCGGGTTCAAGAATAGTATGTATAATCGTCATTATGCGATGCGTAACTTTGAAGGCGACGAAGATAAGGAAATGCGTGAGATGCGCGCCTATAGACGTCGTGCAATGCGCATGCGTCGCAATAGAATGGGAAGATACGTGTAATAATTGATAGGTCAATGGCGGGTATAATGCCCGCCTAAAGACCATAATACTAACTATTATGTTTTCAGGATTATAGCAAGGTGCTGCTCTTTATGTATTAGACAAGAGCCAAGAACCTAAAGTTGTTACGGGATATGTAGAACGTGTAAGTCCTATACATCCAATGTATCCTAATTACAATCCTAATGCTAGTTTCGGGTAGAATCTCCAAATGGCAGTAGACATTGTATTGAAAATAGGTAATGATAAGAAAGAGTTTGTTGGTATTCCAAGTAATGCTGCAATTCATTCTTATGGTGACTACGTGTTGAGTGAATCTAGAGAAGGTATGATTTAGGAAGTAAATGCACTTCTATCAAACAGCAAAAGTATAATAGCAAACGTAGAATAGCACAAATCAAACGTCGCTGCTTGCGAAAAGATACTTAGGGAGTTAGATCCTGTATATTCTAAACAGCAAGAACGTGACGAAGCTATCGACAGTTTGACTAAGCAGGTTAATAGTATGCAGGATATCCTAGCTAGACTGGAACAGAGACTAAACCCGTAATTAGATGATTGCACAATATATTCAATTAGGTAATAAAGGTTGGAATGTACTTGTGTATTATGGTGTAAACAAAGAAGACTTTATAGAAGTAGAAGATGCTTTAAAGCAATTAGGCTGTTCTTCTAGAGATGTCCGCAAATCATTAAAGGTATTAACTAGAGAAAATACAGGTTTTACCTTTAGCAACTCAGATTATAAAATGAGTATTGTTTGTATAGGACCTTCTTCAGATATAAGTTAGTTTGTAAACACTGCTATACATGAAGCTAAACATGTCCAATCTCATATATGTTCTTATTACGATATTCCAGAGGACAGCGAAGATGCTGCATACCTTATAGGATATTTAGTGTAGAGAATGTATAAAATGTTTTCAAAGATTATAAGACAATATGTTTGATATTTAGGGAGATAAAGTGAAAATCTCAACAGAAGATTTAGCTATACCACCCTTTAAAGATCACTACAACAATGCTAAAGATAAACAACAAGCATTGAAGGAGATTGAATACGTAATTTGGCTACATAAGTGGAATACTCCTTATGAAGCATACCCTGGCGATCAGAGACCACGCATTGTAGCCAAAGATGTATTCAAAGACGAGCATTACGTACCTTCTGAAGAAGTACAAGAGCTAGCGAGACGATTTGTAGAGTTCCAAGAAACACCGGGTACTCGACTACTTAGTGCGTCTTAGACGGCAGCAGAAGGACTTATAGCAGCACTTACCGATTATTCAAAAGGTTTAATGGATATAGATACTGCTATAAAGGTGACACGGATATTAAAGGATGTAGGTAATATAGTTAAATCTTTAGATATTGCCATGAAACAAGCCAAAGCTGAACAAGTCGAAGCTGGTAGAGTAAAAGGCGGCGGTACTATAGGTTTATATGAAACAGTAAGATAATATGATAGATACAATATTTTATTTTTGTCCAACCTAGGAATAGTACGAACAAACTCTTGCAGAAAATGGTGGAGAGGGAATATCTAGTAAAACTATAACGTTTGTAGAAGACGTAAGAGAGATATACTTCAACGGTAGAGGTTATGGTAAAACGTCTACTGCTGGATTAATCACAGATGATCAGTTCGAGACTTGGAAGAATACAATATAGGTTAGATTAAACTAGATCATAAGTGATGCAGAAAATGATTTACAAGATTTGCAAACTTAGCTTTCTACAGAAATACAAGATGCTATATCACAAGCTCTTCAAGACCAAGATGGAAGATCTATTTGGACTAAGATAACAGAGACAGATGAAGGCGTGTCGGCAGTTACTACCCAGATTTCAGATCTTAGTGATAGGCTTGATAACATTTCTACAAATGGAGATATACAATACTCTGCGGTATTGCAATCAGTCATTGACGAAGGCATTCGGAACAATACAGCATTTACTAATCTACAATCAAGATGGGCAGTACTTAACGAAAATCAGGCAGTGTTAGAATGGATGGCGTCTGGTTTTAAATCACAAGTAAACGAAAATACAAATTTTGCTACAGTATTTTCAGCATATTAGAACGAAGTAGATAGTAATTAGAGCACTATTGCAGCGTTACAAACAAAAGCCAACGCTAATGAAGCTAAGCTTAACGCTATTGCAAACTGGAATGGTTATGTAGAAGGATAGCCTGTTAGTTATTATGGAGGTCTTGTAACAGCTTCTAATATGGACGGAGCTATTGCTGCATTAATCGCAAATAGTAAAACTGATACCAGTGCTGCTATTACTGCAAATGTAACTAGAAATACTAGTAATATTACGTTGAGTGCCGATAAGATTTATTTAGACGCTGATACGACACTCGCAAATACTATTCAAGCTACACAAGGTTCTATTGGCGGATTTACTATTAGTCAAAACAGTCTTTCTGCAGAATAGGGAGATTACAGAATAGAACTGACTCCTTTACATTTTGCTACATATTATAACAATACTGTTACTAATGAAATAAAATCTACAGGATCTGGTTCTATAGCTTCTGGTGGTATTAGTTGGACTAACGATGGTACTATTACACTATCCTAGGAATTCTTAAGATCTTTATTTAACGAATTACACAATGGTGCTGTAAATTAGGATACGTACGCAGGTGTAAACGAAACGTTTGTTATAGATCAAGGGATCCGTAATACCGGCGGGGATTATGTAGATAATCTTACAGAAGTTAGATCAGAAAGTTCATTGTGGGAGAACTCGTATGACTCAATCGGTCGGAGGAGTTATATAACCAAATATCAATTCTACGATGATGCTAGTCGGCCACAAGATTATCCGTTTTCTGGAACGCTTGCAGAAAAACAAAACTGGTTTATGAGAAACCATAGCACGGTAGGTAAATTTGTTAGCGGTATATTAACAGAAAAAACTCATGTTGATCCAGAAAGCGGTTTGGAAAAAGAGGAATTATCTGAATTGTATATAGATCATCATATCAACATAGTACATGCACCAACCCTTACCGAATTTGCACAGAATAACGGATTGGATATTAATAAGTTTGTAGGTTATGCGGCAGATAGTTCCGCTTCTGCTGACCCATATTGGAACGGAGTACGATATGAAGTAACATCATATTAGACATATTCTGGTTCCTATAACGATTCATGGAATACTCTGTTGTATCATTATAATGGAACTAGTTAGACCTTGTAGATTTTGGACGGAACTATACAGTTTGTCGAAAGTGGATTTTCCGAAGTGTTACTTCCGTATATATTTAGGAATCCTTAGGAAGGATCTTGGGGTTTTGTCTATGATGTGATAGTTCATATTTCCGAATTAAGTGGAACAGGTGTTGCTTATTATAATACGCTAACGCCATCTGGTAACGTAAACAATTATCCATCTTGGAATAACTATTTCGGTGGAGATGTTTTTTTGGTAAAGTATACCAATGGAGCTTGGAGATTAGTAACCAACATAACTCCGGTAAGCGAAACTAAGGTTCAATATAGGGCTAACGAAACAGAATAATTATGTAGCTTAATTTAAAACGATATAAAACTCCTAACTATTGTATAGGTAAGCTTACATGTGATGGTAAGTAGATATGTGATACGATAGAAGATACAGATAGAGGTCTTACACAATCTATGCCTTTAGATCAGATAAAGAAGATTAAGGTTCCTAGTAAGACGGCTATCCCTACAGGTACATATAAAATTACTTTAGACGTTGTATCTCCTAAATACGGTAATATCGCATTCTACAAAGAAGTTTGTCAAGGTAAGGTTCCTCGTCTTTTAGGAGTACCTGGATACGAAGGTGTACTTATTCACTGCGGTAACACACAAGAAGATAGTGCTGGATGTATTATCGTAGGTAAGAATAAAGTAAAAGGTAAAGTATTAGAAAGTAAAGATACTTTTAAAGTGTTATATAAACTTCTCAAAGACGCTAAAACACGTGGAGAAGAGATAACTATAACAATAGAGTAAATACATGGTAGACTTTAATAAAAAGATTTATAACAGCGATAAATTTAGGCAAAGCGCCCTCTTCTTTCAAGAGCACGGCTGTTATACCCTGGCCCCAAGAGGTACTACTGATTATATACAATTTTGGGACTAGGAGACACAAAGATGTTTAAATGGTTACGTTGCTCCTGACGGAGATGCTATAACAGGATACCATTACTTTTATTTAAACTACAGTCCAATTATGAAAATTGAGGAAGTAGAATATACAGACAGATTCGGAAATAAAAGAACACGAAGAGAACGTATATTAGCATTCCCAGACTTCTGGATTGTAGATTATTACTACTTCAACGCTATAGAAGAGGCGGAGGATGTAGGTAAGCACATGGCGGTACTTAAAGCGAGACAGAAAGGTTTCTCGTTTAAAGGAGCCAGCATGCTAGTAAGAAATTATGAACTTATACCAGGTTCAAAAAACTTTGCTGTAGCTAGTGAGCAGAAGTTCCTTATCGGTGACGGTCTGCTCACTAAAGCTTGGCAAATCATGGACTTCGTAGATAAACATACCGCTTGGTCAAAACAGAGACTTACCTCAACTCGTATGGAACGAGTATCTGGTTATAAGATTACTGACGAATTTGGTAAGTAGACAGAACAAGGTTATATGTCAAGTATAACCGGTATTACTCTAAAGAACGACCCAGAACGTATTCGTGGTACTCGTGGTAAACTTGTACTGTGGGAAGAAGGCGGTAAGTTTCCAAATCTGTTAACGGCTTGGCGTATTGAACAACCTGCTGTAGAAACAGACGACGGCGTAGCATTTGGTACAATGATTGCGTTTGGTACAGGTGGTACCGAAGGTGGTTAGTTTGACGGTCTTAAAGACCTATTCTACAAACCAGATGCGTATAACGTACTGAGCTTCCCCAATATATGGGATGACGGATAGGAGTAGACGAGGTGTGGGTTCTTTGTTCCCGCATACGAAAACATGGACGGTTTTGATGATGATGGTAACAAGAAGTTCATGGATAAAGATGGCAATAGTCTTAGAGACAAAGCTATCGAAGAATTAATTAATCAGAGAAACAAAATCAAAGAGGGCGGTGCTACTCAATAGTCAATAGATCGCTTTATATCTGAACGTCCAATGAAGCCACAGGAAGCTGTGCTGGAGTTGGGACGAAACATATTCCCCAGAAAGCTGCTGATGGATCAGCTTACCAGAATCAGAACAAATACTAAGATTAAGAATATGAAACATATCGTAGATCTTGCGTGGGACGGTGACGGTAAAGTAAAAGCCACGGAAAAGAAATCTGGTGATATTACAACATACCACTTAAAGAAAGATGACAAACCAGAAGGATCTGTAGTTATATGGGAATATCCTATCCCAGACGCCCCATTCGGCCTATACATTGGCGGTTGCGACCCGTATGATCATGACGAGTCCTTCACTAACTCATTAGGATCGACGTTCATATTTAAACGCGTTAGAGCAGGTGAAGCGTGGAATGACGTGATTGTCGCTGAGTATACGGGGCGTCCCGATACTGCAGAAGAGTATTACGAGAATGTACGTAAGCTACTAATATTCTATAATGCACGACTTCTGTTTGAGAACGAACGTAAAGGTATATATCCGTACTTCACAAACAAGCATTGCGATTACTTACTAGCAGATCAACCAGACAAAATTATTACGGAAGTCTTTAAGGACAGTAAAGTACAGCGCCGTAAAGGCTGTCACATGACAAAAGCAATTAGGGCATACGGAGAAGGATTGATTCTCGAATGGCTAATGGAAGAATACGAACCAGGCCACCCTAATATAGAGAGAGTATACAGCGAGCCACTGATAGAAGAACTTATAGAGAACGATGGCGTGAAAAACGTCGACCGTCTGATAGCCATGTGTATGGTTATGATATACAGAGAAGAATTGTTCTAGGTTAAAGTAGCTGCTGCAAAAGATAAAAATAAATAGGTTGAACTCTTCGAGACGCCGCTGTTTAGTTAGAAATGGTTTGAGACAGACAACGACGTACACGATGACATACCACTATTTAACTTTTAACATATGGTTAGAGTAGAAGATAATTTATATAACGCAACATTCCCCCAACAAAAGCTTCCGCTATCAAAGAAGAACGAATAGTGGCAGCACGACTGTGTAGATTATATTATCGGCGAAGGTAATATAGTATCAGGAGGAATGGACAAAACTCGCTTCGGAGAGATATAGACCTATTATAATTTATATAATAGCATCTTCGACGAGAGAGATTTTAAGCGAATAACTAATCCGTTTAAAGTCGAAGATGGTTTCCCCGCTACTCCGCAAGATTTCAATATTATACGACCAAAGATAGACTTGTTGATCGGTGAAGAAACAAAACGACCGATGAACTTCTAGGTTGTAAGAACATCTTAGGAGGCTGCTTCTGAGCTTATGGATAAAGAAAAGGAGATGCTGATGCAGTACATAATGGCTGCTATTACAGCTCGAATGAGTGAAGAAGAAGCACAATAGTTCTAGCAACAGCTTTAGAATGGTGAAGTTATGCCTCCTGAAGCAATTGCTAAATACATGGAAAAGGATTACAAAGATGTGGTAGAGAATACAGCATATCATACTCTTGTGTACCTTAGAGAAAAACTTAACTTAGACAATGAATTTATTAAAGGTTGGAAAGACGCTCTTATCGCTGGTACCGAAATATACTACGTAGGGGTGCAGAACGATGAGCCTTATTTGGAGAGGGTAAACCCAATGTTCTTTGCATACGACCATAGTCCCGACTTAGAGTTTATTGAAGACGGGTCTTGGTGCTGCAGACGAATGAGACTTCCAGTAGCAGAGGTATACGATAGGTATTATAACAAGCTTACGGAGAAAGATCTCAACAAGCTCCACGAAATGCTTACAGGCAGACCAGCTAGCGATTATGGCGATAAAGATATAGTAGACAACTTCGGTGGCATTCAGATGCATATATACGATAATCCTGTATACGATCAGAAGAGTCGTTATGCGATAAACGTATGGCATTGTTGCTGGAAGTCATTTAAGAAAATTTATTATGTTACATACTTAGACGAAGCAGGACAACCTTAGGTAGAAATAGCAGACGAATCCTACAAGAAAACGGGTATGGAGTTATCTGTAGAACCAGACTGGGTTATTGAAGTATGGGAAGGGTATCGTGCTGGCAGCGACCTTTATTTTGGGATCCAACCTCTTGAGTATCAGCACGTCTCAATTGACAACCCTAATTCTCAAAAACTTCCCTACTGCGGATGCATTTATTCTAATACCAATAGTCGTCCTAGGTCCTTGGTTAGCATTCTTAAACCTCTACAGTACATGTATATAGTGCTTTGGTACAGATTAGAATTGGCTATAGCAAGAGACAAAGGAAAAGTAGTAAACATGGATATCACATAGATTCCTAAGTCTATGAATATCACTCCAGATCGTTGGATGCACTACTTATCCTCTGTAGGTGTAAATTTTATTAATCCTTATGAAGAAGGTTGGAACGTACCAGGAAGAGAAGGCGGAAAGCCTGCTACATTTAATCAAATCACTTCTCTCGATCTTACTATGTCGAATGTAATCGCTGAGTATATTCAGTTGATGGACAAGATCGAACAACTAGCTGGTACAATATCTGGTATTACAGAGCAGCGTCAGGGTGCTATAAGTACTCACGAGTTAGTAGGTAATGTAGAGCGTTCTGTTATACAATCTTCTCACATCACAGAACCTTTGTTCTGGGCTCACAACCAATGTAAGCGTCATGCGTTAAATATGCTTTTAAATACCGCTAAAGGTGCTTGGGAGCAGACTGGCAAGAAGAAACTTAGCTACATATTCGATAATGGCGAACGTGCTTATCTAGATATAGCTGATAAGTTCTACTATGAAGACATGGATGTATTTGTAACAGATACTTCTAAGGATATGGAGAATATACAAAAACTCCAGCAGCTCATACAACCAGCTATGCAAAACGGTGCTAGTTTGTTAGAGGCTGCAGAAGTACTTACAAATGACAACTTTAACATCATCAAGTAGAAGCTTCAAGAGATGCAGACCCGTCAAGAAGAGCTTCAAAAACAAGCTCAGGAAGCAGAGCAGCAACAGGCTATTCAGCTCCAGCAGATGCAGAACGAACAGCGTGAGCAAGAGCTTATGCTTGAGGAAGCTAAGATGGATCTTGAGAGATATAAGATCGATGCTGATAATCAGACTAAGATTGCTGTAGCCGAGATTTCTACATATCGTGGTACTGAAGAGAAGGATATCAACGCCAACGGTGTACCTGATCCAGAAGAGATGTATAAGGTAGCTATGGAGCAGCAGAAGATACGTTCTGGAGAGTTTGTTAAAGATCGTGAAATGAAGTATAAGAAGAGCATCGAAGATAAGAAGATCGAGCTGGAACGTGAGCGTATGAAGCACGAGATGGAGTTGCAGAAGCAGAAAGACGATGCAGCTTTGGAGCGTGAAAAGATTAAAGCGCGTACAGCTAGAGCAAATAAAGTATCAGGTGAAAAATGATGACAAGAAGTGAAGAACAAGAGCTCTTAGAGCTTACTAGATAGAACAATGAGCTTCTAAGAGCTATACTTCGCTTTGTATGGCACGATGAAGCTAATGATATGATGACTAATATCGTAGCTAACATAATTGGTAATAGAATAGACCCTTAGAATTATGTATACGGAAGAAGAACGCGCTAAATTTAAAGAACGTTTCTAGCGGTGGAGAGCTGGCGAACAGGTGTATAAAGATGGACAAATATCAGATAATGAGTATATTTCCATCATGGAAAAAGTTGCTGCTAACAACTGGTAGAAATGGGGAGAAGACAGTGAAGATGCTGCTCTAACCAGAATATTAAACGATAATGTATACGATTATCGCGGATATTACAGTAAATACCCCAACTCTGCAGCAAATGCCGATACTCATTGGCCCGATGAGTTTAAGACAGTATGGCACCCTACGTTTAGCCAGCAATCTATATATTCGGGTAAAAAATCTCAATTTAATCCGTACGGCTATCCCGGAGGGACGTGGCAAGGAGAGTTCTTTACTCCACAGTGGTATCAACAAAATCCTCATGGGGTTGGGTTTTATAAAGACGGGCGTCTAAAAATTCCTAGATTTTGACAATATGATTAAAAGAATAATAAACGGTGCTCCTGTGTGGGGAACTAAACAGTTCTGGGAAGAATTCGATAAGTTTGAAAAAGAATACTTTACTAAATTACTATACGCAGAATGAACTGCGAACCAAATAAATTAATTAAGAATTAACATATTGCAATATGGCAAAAAAGAAGAATACTATACCAAACGGGTTTGAAGATGTTCTTGGTAACATCTACAGTAATGCCGAACAGGGAGAGAGTATCACCAATATTGACGATCTTCCACTCGACAATGAACTTCCGTTTGAAGAAGAGGAAGAAGATGAGAAAGTACCGCCAGTGAATACTGAGGACGGCAAGAATAAGACGGATGACACTTAGGACTCCCACGAGGACACCAGTGATATCCCAGAAGATATTATAAACAATGACAACAAAGAAACAACCGAAGTTGAAGACGAGCATACAGAAGATGAAACAGAACCTACTGATGCAGACGTCATCGAGGCTCAGCAAGTTGGGCTTTTGTTCGACGCAGTTGGACAGTCACTCGGTTGGAACATGGACGATATTGACGAGAAAGATAGACCTCTTACTGTTGATGCACTCACAGAGTATCTTGCGGAAACAGTAAAACAAAACTCGGTTCCGCAGTACGCTGATGATCGTATTCAGCAGCTTGACGAGTACGTTAAAAATGGCGGAAAGTTTGAAGACTTCTATCAGAGACAGCAAGAAAGCTTGACTCTAGACAATATCGACATGGAAGATGAAGTTAACCAAAAGGCAGTTATTCGTGAACTCTTGAAGCATAATAATTATAGTGACGAGCAGATTAATAAGAAGATTGCTCGTTACGAAGATAATGATATGCTTTATGAAGAGTCCGAGGATGCATTAGATAGATTGAAGCAGATCAGAACTCAGGAGCTTGAAGAGGCTACTCGACAGTAGGAAGAGCTTGCTCGTCGACAAGAAGAGCAGTCAAAAGCCTTCTTAGATACTGTAACGAAAGAGATCAACTCTCTTACAAATGTTCGAGGTATAGCTATTCCTAAGGAAGATCGTAAGGCACTTTTTGATTATATTTTCAAAGTAGATCAAAACGGTATTTCGCAATATCAAAAAGACTTTAATGAAAATCTATCAAAGAACCTCATTGAATCCGCATACTTTACGATGAAAGCTGACGCTTTGATCTCTAATGCAGAAAAGAAAGGAGAGTCATCCGCTGCTGAAAAACTTAGGAAAATGTTACGGCATACAAGTAAAAATCACACAACATTTAATGCCGAAGATAAACAGAAATCAGTTACGGACTTACTTGCAGGTGCGTTCTGATTCATAAATTAATCAAATAAATATATATGAATAATAGTTTACTTAACAATCTCCAGCTGTATCGCGGACGTCGTTTCAGCGACCTGGTAGATGAGAACATGATTTCTAACGCCCTGCTGACCAAGCCTCACGAGGTATCTGGTCTGCTTTCACTGGTATTTGGTACAAAGGACGACGGCGTATCAACTGCTATCGACTTGATTACTGGTGGTCTTGGCAAGACTATGATCATCGAGAACCGCGAGTTCGAGTGGTCTGTAATGATTGACAGCGATCACGCTGTAAATATCCGTTGGGCTAAAGCTAACGGTGTTGAGATTCAGGCATCCAATTCTGCTGGTGCAGGTTACTATTCAAGTGTAACTCCTGGTGCTAACGGTGCTCCTATTTACCTGGCTCTGGAAGAGCGTTGGTTTGGTCCTGGTGCTATCCTGTCATTCGACGATTACAAGTTCCAGGTTCGCGTAAGCGGTACTCCTTATCAGGATGGTAGCGCT